ATTTACTTCATCAGTATGAGTCTTGCTCAATACTTTTACAATTGCATTACACTGACGTTCATAATCATTTCGAACTTTTTCACGAGATTTAAGTTGTTTTTCTAGTTCACTAATTTCCTTATTAACATCTTTGATATCACTACGAAGAGCTTCTAATTTTTTTGTTAATTCTTCAAAAGATTCTTTAGTTTTCTTTTCTTTGGTCTTCTTTTCGACTGCTTCATCTTCTGAATCAGACTCTGATTCGGTGTCAACTTCTTCATCTTCATCAGAGTGTTCTTCAACTACTTCAGCTTTCTTAGTTGGTTTAGTCTCTTTAACTTCATCATCAGAAGATTCAACTACTTTTTTGCCTTTGGTTGTTTTCAAAACAAGTTGAGGCTCTTCGTCTTCAGATTCAACATCTTTCTTAGTATTCTTAGTTTTATTAACTTTGGCATCGCTTGTATCCTTAGTATTTTTAGATGGCATTATATATAAGTTTTAGGGATTAATAAATTATTTTATCAATTTTTTTATGATATTAATAGAAATTAAAAGAAACAACTATCTTTTCAGCTTTAGATTCAGAAAATGTCAATATATTTGATTCAGAAGATATATAATTATTATTAAAGGTAATACAATTATTTGAAGAAGCTGGTTTAATAAATTTTTTAATTTTATTTAATTTTTTTGATTTTTTTTTATCATTTTTATTTTTTTTATTCATATCCAATTCTATAATCTCGTGATTTAAATTAATATACTCATATAATTTTTTTGATATAAACCATTTAAAAAAATTTAATTGTCCAATTGTTGTTATCACACAATTATCACCAATAAAATAAGGTATTCTATCACCTCTACTAAATGGATCAAAATTTTTTTTTTGAAATGCTTTTAATTGTTGTTTGTAAGATGTATGAACATTAAATATTTGCTCAGTATCGTTTTCTCTTAATTTATAATTTGTTTTATTATTTTTTGAATATTTAGTAATAAAATAATCAATTAATCTAATTGAAATTTTAGATTCAAAATTTAAAATAGGAATAAATAAATTTATATTTTTTATATCTTCATAAAATTTTTCTAATGATTTGATAATCATGTTTTCTTGAGAAGTAATTAGTATATTTTTAAAAACTTCGTTATTTAATTTTGTTGATTCTAATATAGACATAGAAATTATATATATTAAGAATAGTTGTATTGTCTTTAAATCTAAAAATAATCAAAATTATTTTAAGCATTAATTTTTTTTAATCAGATGTTTCTGCATCTAAATCACTTGATTTATTACTATCACTACTTGTTAATTTAGTTCCAAGATTAATATCTAAATTATCTATTCTTTCAGATTCAGTTGATATTTCAAAATCCTCTTGTAAATTTTTTATTAAATTATTAACATCTAATTGAGATGTAGAATCAGCACTAGTTTTATTTTTAAAATTATTATGAATATTCATGAAAATATTATTATTAACTTCTGTGTCTGGAACATCAAAATCATCACCTTCTTCAGAATCTTCTATGAATTTGTAATTGTAAGTTTCTTTTGGTGTAAATGAAATTAAAATTGGTCTTAGAAAAATACCAAAATCATTATTTGAATTAATCCAAATAGCATAACATTCTAAAATCATTTTACACCAACAATCTTCAGGTATTGAATCAACACTAATTTTTTTTGAATTATTTTGTTGTAAAACAGTTTCAAAATCATTATTTTTAATAATTTTTATCTTGATTGTACCCGATGAATAATTTTCAGATTCTCTTATGATTTTTTGAAAATTTATAGTTTGATTTTTATCTGTTATATTAAACCAATTTGAAGCGTATGATTGTGCATCTATTTTAATTTTATTTTCTAGTTCATTAAGAAAATAAATGAAATCATTTACGCTATTTTTTTCCTTACCAACTAAAGCTAACTCAATCTCGTGATATCCATTGAAAATTTGAGCTTTACCAATATTTAATAAAGTTGGAGTTTGAAAAACAAAATTTTTTAATTTACTTTTATCATTATATTTTATTAAAATAATTTTTTTTTTATTATTTGATCTATCTTTTGGATAAACAATTTTATTAAAATCTATGTTATTGATTTTAAATGGTTCTTGGCTATTCATGTATTCATATATTATAAAAAATACTTTTTAAATAACTTTATAATATATATTTATATAATTAAAATAAATTAACTAGTTGCTTTTCTAGTCTTTGTTGTAGTCTTTACAGGAGCTTTAGATACACCTTTTTTTGGTTTGACATCTTCATCCGAATCATCTTCATCATCTGATTCAACATTCTTAATAGATGGTTTTGAAGAAGCTACTCGAGTAATTGGAACATCATTCTCTGAATCAGATTCTGATTCCGAATCTACTTGAGCTACTTGTTTTTCTTTAACAACTTGAGGTGTTACTTGCTTTGCAACTTGTTTAGAGGGAGCTACAGTTGGAACAGTATCTGATTCTTCATCTGAATCTAGAAATGCATCCGACTCAAGATATTGCTTAACATTTGAATTAGATTTAACAGGAGGTTCTACTTCAATTTTTGCAATCTTAAATGTAAGACCATATGTTGGATCTTTTTTGTTTGCAGGTTGAGCCCATAGTTTAACTGGTCGAGCAATAGGACGAATACGACTCAAATAACATACATGAGAAGAAAAGTCATCAATTGATTTTATTCCATCGACCTTAGTTCTAACTCGTCTTTTACCATCCATAACTGAAGTAAATACAATTGATTTAACTTGAGTGTCAGGATATGTTGTATCTATTTTAAGTTTCATGTATGGATGACGAGGTCCGTTATCTTTCTTCGTTTCTTTTTTAGCATCTTCATCTTCTTCTTGAGGCATCCTTAAAATTGGTTGGTAAACATATTTAGATGCTTTTGTACCAAACATTTTTTCCTTAAATTCTTTAGAACTAAGTTTTTCATCCAACTTTCGAAACATATCACTTAGTTGCTTGACCTCTGAAACTGATTGATCAAGAGGTACCTTAACAAACGAACGTAAAGAATCATCTGTATAATACTCACCTATTTTTGGTACACCATAGGAAGAAAGATGAATCCAAGGATATTGAATGAACAATGGAACCTCAGATCCTGTATCAGAACTAGTGTAACGAATGTATGAAATTTTTTGTCCTTTTGAACGAGTATTATCTTCAAGGTCTGTAAAATTTAATTGAGAAATATCAACATCTGTGTAATTAGTAGTCATCTCTTTAGCTTGAATATTTGACATTATATAATAGAGCTTTAAATCAATACATCATAAATTCAATTTTTTTTATTATAATTTTTTAACTTCTATGGGTTTTTGATAATAATAGTAAAATTTACAATTGGGTTGATTTTCATTTTTAATAATAAAATTATCAATAATTAGTCTTACCATATGATTATAATTAATAATTTTAAAATCATCTAAATTAAATAAAAAAATTTCATCCCAGGTTAATTGTTTACTTTTTTTATTATTAAATATTTTTACTTTGATAATATCTTTTATTTCATTAATTGAATAAGATTTATAAGGTATATTTATATATTCAATTAATTGACTAGAAAATAAATACTTTGAATTGAGATTAAACTTTTTTTCCATTATCTAATGTTATAAAATAAAAAGACTTAAAGAGACTATTATTTATAATTATAAATGGAAACCGAAATAGAAAATTTTGATAGTCTTAACCTAAATGAAAATTTATTAAAAGGAGTTTATTTACATGGTTTTACACAACCATCTAAGATTCAAATTAAAGGTATTAGTTCTATAAATACCGGTAAAGACTGTATTTTACAATCTCAATCAGGTACAGGTAAAACAGCAACTTATTTATTAGGTGTAATGAATAGGCTTGAATCTAATGAAAAAACATGTCAAGGAATTATTATCACACCAACTAGAGAATTAGCTGATCAAGTTCATAATGTTGCAGAAGATTTAATAAAATATACAGATTATAAAATAGCTAAATGTATTGGTGGTACTGATATCAATAAAAATCGAGCTGATTTAAAAATTAGTTCTGTTGTTATAGGTACAATTGGAAGAATTTATCATATGATTAATGAAAAAAAAATAAATATTCATAAACTTAAATTTATTGTACTAGATGAAGCTGATGAAATATTGTCAGATGGTATTAATGAAAAATTAAATAATATTTTTGAAAAAGCACCAAGTGGGGTTCAAGTAGTTTTAATTTCAGCTACTATGTCAATTAATGTATTTAATATGAGTAAAAAATTTACTCATGAACCAATAAAAGTTTTATTAAAAAATAATGAAGTAGTTGTAGATTTAATTAGTCAATTTTATTTAGATGTAGAAAAAGAGGATCTTAAATTTGATACTTTATTAGATTTGTATAATTTAGTGTCAACATCACAAGCTATTATATTTTGTAACACTATAAGAAAAGTTGAATGGTTAGAATTGAATTTAAAACAAAATAACTTTCCTATTACTGTAATTCATTCAAATATGAATCAAACAGAAAGAGAAGATGTTGTTAAAAACTTTAGAGAAGGTAAAACTAGATTATTACTAACTACTGATTTACTATCTAGAGGTATTGATGTTCCACAAGTAAATCTAGTAATTAATTATGATTTACCACCAAATAAGGAAACATATGTACATAGAATTGGTAGGTGTGGTAGATTTGATAAAAAAGGTGTTGCTATTACAATGGTAAAAATGTCTGATCCATCAGATGTTAAAACATTTAATAAGATGAAACATTTTTATAAAATAGATATTAGAGAAATGCCAGAATGTATTGATAAATATTTATAATTTACAGCACCGAAGATTTGAAATGCCAATTTTTATAAATCAAGTTAAAATAATAAGAGGTCTATGATGACTTGTTCAAAGGTAGGAATAATAAAAGATATACATTAAAACTTATCAGTTAGACTTGTCGCCTTAACAAACCCATAATTTATACGCTTTACTATAGTAAACCTTGAATATATTTTTTTGTTGAGTAAAATCTGCATTTTAAATCTTCAAGGGCGTAAAATAAATGTAGATAATTTAATTAAATTAATTATAAATTATTGTTAATTTAATAAAATAATTTATTTGCCAAGAGTTGGCAGAAAAAATCCATGCTTTAAATAATCGTTTTTAACGAGATCTTGTAATAATGGATCTTCTTCTAATAATTTGAAGGTAATACGACCTCCAGTTTCATTTTCAGTATATTCCGAATTCTCTAATTTCTTGGTATCCAATAACAAATCAAATGCACCAGTTCCTCCAGGAATTGTACGACCTATTGATATACGAGAACTAACAGATTTCATATTATCTTTTTCATTAAATATAGCTGCATTAACAAAATGATCCATTGTCTGTTCGAATGATGCTCTTGCTATAGGATCGATATCAATCTTCCCTAATCCATGACGATCCATTGATACTATTTCTCCAAGATGACACATTTGATCAATTAGTAGAGACAAATGATTTTGATTAATTTTAGAACCTCCAGCTACATAAGTTTCTGTTAATTCGTGAATTAAAATTTGCCTAGCAGCTTCAATACCATATAATCTTAAAGTCGTTACAATATCGTTTGACTTGATTCTTGTTAAATCTATACCTTTAATCATTCTGATTTTCTCAAAATTTATACCCGCTGTTACTACAACATATTCTTTTTGTTCTGTTTTTGCACCAGTATCTTTATCAAATTTAATAATACGTTCTTGTGATACATCTATAGATTGAATGTTTTCAATTCCTTTTAGTGTTATATCATCAAAAACCATTCTTAAAAATTCAGTAATAATATTGTAATTGAAAGAACTCATTGAAAACCTAATGTGAATAATCTGTTCTTTATCGGTAGGACTATTTGATAAAATAGCACATCTACTAATTCTACTAATTATTTCTTTTTCATTCTTCTTTAGATTTTTAAGATTAGTATAGTTTTTATACCAATGAGAAATAAACTTGGTTTTAATATCTAATAATGTTGTTTCTTTTTCAATCATCTTTTCTATATCCATTTTAATTCTAAAAACAAATGGTAAAGAACCAATATCTGCTTTTTGATTGTTTACAAAAAATGGTGTTGAAACATTGTCTGATTTAATCTTTTTACCGTTTTCATCATTTTGTCCAACATCATAATATACTTCAGCACTTGAAATTAGTTGTCTAATTGATAAATGTTTGAAGTAACTAATTACTTTGTTTAATGCTGATCTATCATTGGAATATTGATCTTTAAAATAGATTGTCATTTGAGGTGTTTTAATATTTTTAGTATAATGTATCAATTCTAAAATACGACTAACACCCATGTTTGCTGAACCCTTAGATGCAACACCAGCAAAGTGTTTAGTGTTAAGAGTGTTGTGTACAATAATACCTGAATCTACCATAAATGTTTGATTTCCTGGAACAGTAAAATCATAAACATATTCGGTTTGATCTGGAGTATAAGTTTTAATATTAATAATTTCATCCCAAACAACATCAGAATTCAATGCTTGTTTAAGAATTCTTAATTCAGTTTGAATCTTACTAGCATTTTCATCTGCTTCAAAAATACTTA